CTAAGATGAAACAGCCCATCGTGAACGGGCGCTCGCCGTGGAACATCACCTCTTGCAGCGGCACCGGCTCGGTCAGCATGAACTCGGTGCCCATGGTCCAGAACACCCACTCTTTGCCCTCGCGGCGCATGTAGTTCACATGCACCCAGCACATTTCGTAGTCATTGATCGGGCGATTGGCGTCCTTGCTGTCCTCGCGATTGTTCTCGCGCGCGGTGCGCGTGGAATCCCAGCGCGTGCCCATCGATGAGCGGATCTGCCCGTCGGTCAATGTCTTCCATTTGGGCCGCCCGGTCTTGCCATCGACCGTTTTCATCATCTGCTTGGCGTCGCCCACGTAGTAGGGCTGCAGATGAATGACGAACGGGCTGGAGTTGATCGGGTCCATCCAGTCAGCACCCCGGTCGATACGGATGTTCTCGACCGGAATGATCTTGATCACCGGACGATCGACCTTGATCTCGATCTGATCGACCTTCTGCATGATCGGCTCGCCGTTGGCGTCGCGCTGCGTGGTGCCATCGGGGTGCAGCTGGGTCTCGTTGCTCGAAGTCTTGGTCTGGTGATACTCCCAGTACTGGGTCGAGACCACCACGCCGATGGTTTGCGCATCTTGCACCGCGCCCATCATCACCTGGAACCAGTTGATGGTTTTGGTGAGCCGGTACTGAATCAGCTCCTTCATGATCGCGGCCGAGGCCACCTGCTTGGGGTCAGATGGATTCATCGGCTCGGTGCCGATCACGTCGTTGTTCGAGAAAAACGCGATCGCCGCCGCTGCCTCGTTCTTGCGGATCACGCTGCGCGTCTTGGGGCGATAGAGCCGTGAGCGGTGCCGGTAAAGATCCGTGCTGTATTTGGAATCGCGTCCGTGCCGGCCATTGAACGAGAGCAGCGAGTTCTCCCAGTTCTTGCGATAGTTGGCATCCACGTAGGTGGTGCTGCTCGACCACGCGTTTCGCGCAAGACTTAGCCAGTCGGCGTTATCCGAGGTCTCATCGTCACCGGCCGGGGCGCTGATATTCGGCGGTTGTGGGCCGATGATCATTTCGACTGCCCGGCGCGCAAGAAGCGCGGGTCGGTGCCTTCGAGTGCGGGACGCTCACCGTTCCACGCCCCGCGTGGCAACTTGGCGCGCTCTAACAGCTCACCGGCCATGAATAGCAGCTCGCGTTTGAAGCGCGCATAGCTCTGAATCTTGTGCACCGGGTAGGCCATGCAGTACGGGCCGTAGATTGCCGCGAGCGCGAGTTCCTTGATCACCAGCATTCCGCCTTGCTCACTCACGTGCCAGCTGTAAGCTGGATAGCGCTCGTTTAGCGTTTTCCACACGTAGGTCGGCAGCTCTATGCCTTTATCATCGGTTGCTTCGCCAAAAACGATGTTGTCGCCGTGTTGTACTAACATTCCTCGTCCGGTTCTGGGTCAGGCTCGGTGCATTCCTGCAGCAAGCGCTCGCGATTGGCCTGTCCCATCCAGCGATAGGCCGCCTGATCCACCGCGTGCTTGATCACCGGTGGCAAGTCCTCGTATTCGTAATCAACTGCTGTCTTTGCTGATTTTCGAGCTTGCATTGTTCCTTGCACTCCTTGCATGGCAGCACAACGTGCTCCATGAGCGTGCCCAAGTCTCGGACATAGAACTTCGAGGTGTGCCGCCAGCGCCGGCACTTGGCGCACCAGACGACGTTGTTCTCATCGAGGTAGTGCGCTCGCCAGATGAGCGCCCGCTCAAGCTCAACGCCTGCGCCGATCAAGCCCCAAAACACCTCGCGAGAGTGCAAGTAATGTTCGATGCTGACCACGCGGCTTGACCTCTAATCGACGGTTGCCTCCGGCTCCAGGTCGTGCTCTTCCATCACAATCGGAGGCTGCGCATCCATGTCGTACAGCCGGCTCGCCGCATCGACTAAGTCTTTGCGCGCGCCGAACGGGAAAAAGTGCACCTGTTCGATAAATTGCTGCTTCAGGTCGTACACATTGCCCTCCGGGTCTTTGTGCCGGATCGGGCGCGCGATGCGATAGGGCGACCCCTCGCTCATGACGCGCCGCTGCAGCGAGGTTAAGCGCGTCTCGGCGGTGTCATAGGGCAGGTAGAAGCGACCGTTTCGGAAATCAGGAATCAAGCGCTGCACGCGGTCTTCTTTGGAGCCGGGGCCTTCGCGCGGCCACGCCAACTCCTCGATCGGGAAGGCGAGGCCCTCCACATCCATGCGCTCGCGGAAGTAATCCAAGTCCGATTGCGCGGCGAAGATCTCGTAGCCCACGCCAACGCTTTGCACCCCGGGCATGTTGGTCCACTTGCGCCACAGCGCGCGCAGGGCTTCCCAGCGCTCCTTCAAATCCATGCGGTGGTTAAAACCGTCCAGCAGATACTTATTGCGCGCGTAATCGAGCGCGATCACCACCATCGCGGTGCGATCGCTTTCCTTCTTCTTGGAGCGAGCCGGGTCACAGGTGATGTACACGTTGACCGTTTGCGGGCGCACCTCGAAGGTCTGCAGCCACTCGACGCGGAACATCGCCTGCTGACCCGCGATCGGGTTTTGCAGCATCTGGCAGGCAATCACGGCATCGCCCTGATCGCGCTTCTTCTGCTCCCACACGTCCGGGTTCAAAAACACCGGATCGCCTTGCATTGAGCCGTCATGCGTGGCCGCGTATACGCGCGGGATCACGCTGCCCCGGTCCATAATGGCTTGATAGGTGTCGGCAAACGAGTAGCGCGTGCCGATGTGCCACTTGCGCCCGCCCGCGACTCCCAGATTGTCGGAAAGCTCCCACGCGGCGGTGGTTTTAGCGATCTGATCGGGCGTATTGACGCTCTCCTGCGTCATCACGTCGTCGTAGATCATGAGCTTGAAGTGCGCCCCGATCGGCTGGCCATCGACCAAACCCCAGGCTTCGAGCGTGCTCTCGCGGATATTGCCCTTGCGCTTGACCACGAGGCCCTTTTCCTCGGACCAGCGCGGGGAGTCCTTCGAGGGATTCGCGTAGAAAATGTCGCGAAACACCCGTTTCAGTATCTGATTGCCCTCGAATTCCTCTTTGATCTGCGTCCAAAACTTGCGCGCAATTGGACGGTTGTGAGAAAAGATAGCAATCGTAATCTCTGGGTCTTTGAGAATCTCTTGAATCGACCCGGCGAACGTAATAATCGTGGACTTGTAGTGTTCGCGTGCCCAGAGGTCCAAATACCCATCCGGGTTGCGCTCCACTTCGCGACAACGCGACAATAGCCACGGATGTAGTGCATCCTGGCGCCCACACGCCCGCACCAGGAGATAGAACCGGTCGTTAAGGCACAGCCAGCGGATCGCCGCCTCATTCGTAAACCCCTCATCGATGCTGTTCCACTCGCGTACCAGCCGATCGATCGGCAAATCCCAAAGATTCACTTGTTCTCGACGAGCTGCGCATCTTCAACCGGATCGGCCTCGAAGGTGAGCCCCCGGATCTTCTTGCCCAACTCTTCGGCGCTCACCACGAGTTGCTCCAGCTTGATCGTGCCCTCGACCGAGTACTCGGTGCGATTGACGTCTTTCCAGTTGGCCGGATCTTGGTTTTTGAGCCAGAACATGCACGCGTGGGTGTCGGGCGGGTAGTTCTCCACGTAGGGCACTTTGGTGACGTTGCCCAGCTTGTCCATGAAAATCTTGGTCTGCTCGACCGAGTAGCCCTTGGCGCGGTGAAACAGCGCCTTGGTCACATAGACGTTACGCGCCACGCGGCCGCGCGTAACCGCCTCGCCAAATTCGGGGTGCGTTTTCGTCCAGCCAAAGACTGTATCGGGGTGAACGCCAAACGCCTCGGCCATATCCTCCAAAGTGCCGCCGATCTTGACCAAGTGATACGCCTGCTCGGCGAACTCGGGATCGTATTTGAACAGGACGCCCCTTTCGGGCTGTTCTTTTTCGGGCAATCGGGTCATCAGGCCCAGCACGTTCAAGTGGTGGCGCACCGCCTCGCGGGTGACGCCTAGCTCGCGCGCAATCTCGGCCGCTTTCATGTTCGGATTGGCCGCGCGCAGTTCCGCAACGCGCTGTCTGGTACGCGGTGGCTTCATAGGGATGGATCGCCTTAAAAAAAGATGCCCCGCACGCCGGAGGGAGGTGTGCGGGGCCGCAAAAAAGCCCCAGCGGTGTTTGGGGACCGGAAGGGGCTTGAGGGACAGTTTAGCCGGGCGAAGAGAAACCTCTGTCCAACTTACGCGCGAGTCTAGGTTGCATTTCGATCTCTTGTCAAGTTCTTTCTGGCGAATTAAGGGGTTATTTGTCAAGGTAGGGGGAAAATTGTAAACCAACCGGGGACGTACAAATCGGGCCAGCGCACTGGTCTAAATCGGATTAGAGCAGTCGAATCTAGGGAAGTTACGCATGTTAGTGTCCCCAGGGATAAACTCCACAAAAGGAAATAAAACGTCTTTTGTTTCCCTGCATTTCGTGGACAAAACCCACCCAGTTTGGGGCCTGTTT